ATGGAAAGTGTTTGTGTCTGTACGCTATTCATTATTCACCTCCTTTAATCTTTTAATTAGTGCATCAGCGCAATTAACCGCATATTTAGCGATTGCATCAGAATTACCCCCACAGTCATCTGCTACAACAGCCTTAATAATATCTTTCGCTAATTCGTACCTACGTTGTTCCCAATCAATTACTAAATTCCCAACATTCAAAAAATCAAGTTCGCATTCTCTGAAAACCATATTATCGCACACATATAGGTTATCTCCGCTATGTTGCGCGTTGATATTTACTTTGGGAATTACATCTACCAAAACTCCTGTTGATTTTATTCTTGCTTTCATTATTCCTCCTTTGTTTTAAAGTGTTCAAGTACATCCCTGTTGGCTTCGAGTATATCATCGAAAGAAGGGGTGGGAAACCATGCCATCACGATATTGTTTCCGTGAATCCACATTCCCTTTCTATTTAAATTGCTATTTCTACAAAACTTTTCTTCTCGAATACAGGGTGTGCCATAATACATCACCAAAACAAAAACTTTTTGCCCCTCTTCCGGCAACCGTTCCTTAACGCTTATCCACGGAGATTGCTTTGACTGCCATTCGGCACCAGAAA